ATAAGACTACAGGTTAATGTAGCGTAGCTACGTTGTTTAAACGTGGTACAAACGAATGGTATTTATTTGGTGATTTAACGACATAAAATGGCAAATAGTAACGGATGGGGCGATGGCTCTGTAAATAATAACATAGGTTGGGGGCAAGGAGCAAACAATGCTATTGGTTGGGGTAAAAGCCAAATTGATAGTTGGTCGGGTGCTACTGACATTGACGGTGGAAACTTGCCTTCTAATAGCGTTGCGCCTTCATTAAGTGGAACGGCTCAAGAAGGACAAACATTAACTTGTTCAACGGGTACTTGGAGCGGAAGCCCTACTTATACATACCAATGGAAACGCAACGGAAGTAACATAGGAAGTGCTACAAATTCAACTTACACACTTGTAACTGCTGACGTAGGTCAATCAATTAAATGTACTGTAACGGCTACAAATTTTATCGGTAGTGCCACAGCAGACTCAAACACAGTTACTCCTACGTCTTTAGCTAATTTATTATTAGATACTTACACTGGAGCAGCGGTTGCTTATTCACTTAGACAATTAAGAACGGCATACACAGGGGCAGCAATAAGAGTAAGACGTTCAAGTGATAACGCAGAGCAAGATATTAATTTTGTAGGTGGTGATTTAGATACTTCATCTTTACTTACATTCTGCGGTGCTGGTAATGGTTTTATAACAACTTGGTATGACCAAAGCGGTAACGCTAACAACTCAACACAAGCAACGGCAGCAGGTCAAGCACAAATTGTTTCAAGTGGCGCGGTTATAACAGACCCAAATACAGGTAAAATATCAACGACTTGGACAACTGATAGTTATTCTTTAACAACTTCCATAAGTCCAAACACGAGATATTTATCAATAGGCGTTATTAATAGAACTGCAAATACTATTAATATTGCTTCATTAGGTACTGGTGGACTTGGTGGTGTAAATGGACAACAACCTTTGTTTTGGGTTGCAACAACTGGAGCATTAAGAAGTGATATGAGTTCAACTGTAACACACGCAACAAATACGAATACAGGTGCATTTATAATTGCTTCAGAAAAAAATTCAAGCGATTTAAAAACTGCATATATAAATGGTAGTGCTTTAGCAACGACAGCTACGCAAGTGGCGGCAGCAGGAACTAATTTTATTTATTTTGGTAGAACAGGAACTAATACAACCTCAGGTAGATATGCTGAGTATATTTATTGGGATTCAGAACAAAGCGCAAATAGAACAGGAATAGAAACAAATATAAATACTTACTGGGATGCTTATTAATGGCTACAAATATACGAACGAACAGGACGCAATAAACGCAAGAAAGGCTTGCGCTGATTATTATGGTTTACCAGTTTCACCTGAAGATGTTACTCAATATTGGGTAGACTATGAAATAGCAGAACTCGATAATCCTATATTTTGGTACATTGTCTTTGATGAGTCAATTAGAGTAATATTAGGAGAACCAACACAATTTGAAGTAACAACGGAGGAGTTAAAAAATGAAAACTAAACTATTATTAATTTGTTCGTCTTTTCTTGCGGTGGTATCTCCTATTAAACCGCTTATTTACGTAGCTATTTTTGCTATACTATTAGATACATCTTTCGGTATATGGAGAAGCGTAAAAAAAGGCGGATGGAAAGCATTTAAGTCACGTAGATTATCGCATACTATTAGCAAGTCGTTTCTTTACTCGTTAGCGATTATGTTCGTGTTTTTCGTGGAGAAATACATAGCAGCTGATTTAGTTGCTCACTTCATAGCTATTGATTTACTAATGACTAAAGTAACAGCGTTTTTCTGCGTGTTTGTGGAGGTTGTTTCTATCAATGAGAACTACGAGTCAGTAACAGGAAAAAACATTCTTAAATCGCTTAAAAACTTTGTTCTACGAGCAAAAGAAGAAGCGGATAAATTCAAGAACTAATGGACACTACTAAAATAGTTCAACAAAGATTACCTGAATCGCAGTTTATTAGCGAAAACACGGACAAAAAACAAATCTATTTACATCACACAGCGGGTAATAAAAACCCTATCGCTACAATTAAAGGTTGGGAAGCAAATAAAGAACGTGTAGCTACTGCTTTTGTTATAGGATATGAAGGAACGATAGCACAAGCGTTTAGTTCGAGAGATTGGGCTTGGCATTTAGGCGTAAAAGATAGCGTGTTTAAAGGTCAAGGGTTGCCGTATAAGAACTTAGATAAGTATTCCGTAGGTATAGAGTTAACTAATTGGGCGTACTTGGTAGAAAAAGGCGGAAAATACTACAATTATGTAGGTGGTGTAGTAGATAAATCTGAGGTTACTTGGTTAGAGAAGCCATTTAAGAACCATAAAACGTGGCACAAGTATAGCGACAAACAAATTGAATCGTTACGAGAGTTACTTTTGTATTTAGGAGAAACATACGGAATATCTTTAAAATATAACGATGACATTTTTTCGTTAAACACACGAGCATTAAAAGGGGAAAACGGATTGTATACACATAATTCAGTTAGAGTAGATAAGTCGGATGTTTACCCTTGTCCGAGATTAATTCAAATGTTAAAAGGCTTATGAGGTATTTAGTTCTATTAGTGTTTTTGTATTCCTGTAGTGCGGAATATCACTTAAACAAAGCAATTAAAAAAGGCTATAAATGTGAAGAAACAGGTGACACGATAAGAATAAGTACTATAGATTCGATTCCGTATATTGTAAACGACACAATAATGTGGGAAAAGATAATAACGACAAAAGATACTATCATCCGATATAAGAAGGTTTACGTTCCTAAAACAAAGTGGCAAGTAAAAACCGAGTTGAAGTTTCAACGTGACACGATTAGAATAAAAGAAAAAACAAAACAAGCCGAAGCAAAAGCAGAAGCTAAGTCTAAAAAAAGACCTAACCTAAACTTTTTATTTATAGGAATGTTTGTAGGTTTCGCTTTATCTTACTTACTTCGAAGAGTAGACTCAAAAATTAACTTATGAATTTAATAACACACGCTAAGAACATACACGAGTTACGTGTAGATGGTACGTCTTTCCGTATGGGTATGTTTTCCGATATACATTGGGACAATCCTAAATGCGATTGGAACTTACTAAAACACGATTTAGACTATTGTTTAAAGAATGAAATCCCTATAATGTTCAATGGCGATACTTTTTGTTTAATGCAAGGTGCTTATGACTTCCGTAAAGTAAAGAACGATATAAGACCCGAACACAATAACGCGAGATACTTTGATAGTATAGTCGAAACTGCTGTAGATTTCTTTCTTCCGTATGCTAATTTAATGACAGTTATTGGATATGGTAATCACGAAACAGCAATAATAAAGCGACACGAAACGGATATTTTACAACGGTTTGTTACCTTGTTAAACTACAAAGCTGGTAGTAATGTAATGACTGGAGGTTACGGTGGATGGTTTATTGTAAACCAAGTATGCCGCGCAAATACACGTATGACTTCAAAAATAAAATACTTTCACGGAAGCGGTGGAGGTGGATTAGTTACAAAGGGTGCATTAAATTTAACTCGCGCTATGGAATCCTACGAAGGTTACGATGTGTTTACAATGGGACATATACACGAAAATTCAGCGCGTAACGATGTCCGTGATTCGATAAGTTTTCACGCTACCAAAGGATATTACTTTAATCATAAGCAAATACATTCAATGATTACCGGAACGTACAAAGAAGAGTATATGGATGGCGCATACGGATGGCACGTAGAACGTGGCGCACCTATGAAACCTGTAGGCGGTAGAATATTAACTATTGATTACGCACGAAGTCTAGAAAATGGAGATACTTTTATCAGAAATATTGATAGTATGAAATTTCCTTTGTAGATTTGTACTTTCATAATGTGTTAATTAAAATTAGGCGGTAGAAATATCGCCTTTTTTTATGCTTATACGTAGTTTTATTAGTTTTATCTACGTAGTTTTACGTATACATACTACGTATTTTTACTTAATTTATAATATTTGTATATAATAATTGTTAGTAGAATGTTGAAAGTGTATATCTTTGGTCTATAATTAAATACGAAACAATATGAAAGAAGATTTATTTGAAACATTAGGAGACATTTTAAACAGTAAAGATTTTAATGAAATGTTTGATTTTGAAACTGAACAAAAAGAATTAGAAGAAGACGGATGGACAATAGAAGAAGCCCGTAAATTCGCTCAATTCTTAATTAAAACACAATAAAAAAACAAGGGGTGCGCCTTGGTAACGCACATTAATTTTAACCTTATGAAAACAACAAAAACACGAAGAAAAGACTTAGCTTACCAGCAAACTAAAGTAAGCCAAGCGTTAAACCCAATGGAAAAGCCCGAAGCGTTACTTGATTGGTCTATTGAACAACTATTAAAACTTGTAAAAAAATGAGATTAGAAAACTTTTTACCAAGAACAAGTGAGCATAAATCGTTTTTAAGCCACTTTTTAGCCCCTTTAACGGCTTTTATCGTAGTGTTTGGTGTAATCATATTACTACTTAATTAATAACGTCTTAAATCAAAGAAAATGAAGTTAGAGAATTTTTATATTGAACACAGCTTTGTAAGTGAAGAAAGAGTAGTTACGTTTAATTGGGAAGACGATGGGTTGACTTTTTACGTAGTAGCTAATTACGGATTAGATGCGTATAGCAACGAAGTAGAGTTAGGTAGTATTATTCAGTCGGAGTGTTGGAGTGACGTAGAACCTATTAATAAATTCGTATTATCGGATGTTATGTTAGACTACTTAGAAGATGAGTTAGTAAACTACCAAAAGACGAATCCATCCGTGTTTTTAGAGGATTATGACAACGATTATTTAAACTATTGGATATGATGACACTACTTTATAAGTCTTCATTACATTTTTGAATAGGAACTTTTAAACCATAAGATAAATCAAACCAACCAAACGCTTTTCTAATATGCACTTTCAT